AAATAAAAGGACCTACCAAGTACTAAGTTATGTTTGCAATCACAAAAAATTTTATTAACTTTCAAGATAAGCTCTACTTAGTAAAGAAGGCTATCAAAGAAGAACATAACCCTGTTGTAGAGGCTTGGAAACTCTTAACAGGTTCAGACACAGTTCTTAAAAAAGACGGTATACTTTACTTTTTAGAAACTATTCCTGAAGCAGAAATAGTAGAATAAATTAAAATAAAATATGAATCAGTTACATCCACTCAACGGTTACATTGTAATCAAGCCTGTAGAGTCTGAAGAAGAGACTTACGGAAACATTGTTATTCCTGATTTAGGGAAAGAAAGACCTGAATTAGGAGAAGTCGTATCAGTATCATCGACTTACAACTACAACTCTGATAAATGGGTACCGTCCCAACTTAAGGTAGGAGATAAAGTCCTTATACCTAAGCTAGGATCAGTACGTATTACCTTAGAGGGAGAGGAGTATTTTATCTGTAAAGAGCAAGACATTTATTCAAAATTAGTAAACGAAGAAAAAGTATTTTAATTATGACAACAACAGTTTTCGGAACAGAACTAAAAAATAAGTTACTGGCTGGTATTAAAAAATTAAATCAATCAGTTTCATCTACACTCGGACCTGGCGGACGTACAGTACTAATCAAAGAACAGTCAGGTGAAGTGAAAGTAACTAAAGACGGCGTAACAGTAGCTCGTTCATTTCATGAACTAGAAGATCAGGTGGAAGACCTTGGTGCACAACTTGTAAAGCAGGTATCGGTTAAGTCTGCTAACGAAGCAGGAGACGGTACAACTACATCAACCCTACTTGCTGCTACGATGGTTGAAGAAGGATTGAAACTTATCAATCAAGGATCTAACCCAGTAGAGGTTAAGAAGTCTATTGATAAATACGTAAAAGACGTAGTTGATCAACTTCGCAATCTTTCTAAAGATATCAACTCACAAGATCAAATTAAGCAAGTAGCTACTATTTCAGCTAACAACGACACAGAGGTAGGTAATCTTATTTCTACTGCTATTGAAAAAGTAGGACGTGAAGGCATCGTAACTATCGAAGAAAGTAAGACAGGTGAAACAACTCTCGAAGTTGTAGAAGGTATGCAGTTCGACCGTGGATATAAATCTCCATACTTTGTTACGAACAACACTACGATGCAAGCTATGTTGAACGAGCCGTACTTGTTGATTTATGACGGACGTATCACCAAAGCAGCTGATATTTTAAACGCATTAAGTAAAGCTAATTCAGACCAGAAACCTCTGTTGATTGTTGCAGAGGAGATTGAAGATGAAGCTCTCGCTACTTTGATCGTAAATAAAATGCGCGGCATTGTTTCAGTAGCAGCTGTTAAAGCTCCTGATTTTGGAGATCGCCGTACTTTGATTCTAGAAGACTTAGCTATCTTAACAGGCGGCCAGGTTATATCAAAAGATAAAGGACACAAGCTTGAAAAGTTAACCCCTGTACAACTTGCTGAGATGTTCGGTAAAGCTAGAACAGTCACTGTTGCCAAAGAAACAACTACGGTTGTAGATGGAGCAGGTACAATCGAAGCTATTACTGCACGTGCTGAAGAAATTAAAGAGCAGATCGAAAAAGCTACTTCTTTCTACGAGAAAGAAAAATTACAAGAGAGACTCGGAAAACTAGTAGGTGGTGTAGCAATTATTTCAGTAGGTGGTAATTCCGATATTGAAATTAAAGAAAAGAAAGATCGAGTAGAAGATGCGCTATTTGCTACTAAAGCAGCCCTTGTTGAAGGTATTGTACCGGGAGGAGGTATTGCTCTCATTAAAGCTGTTAACACTTTATCTATACAACCAAAAGAGTTGAGTGTAAACGAAGTGAACGGCTTTAATATCGTAAGAAAAGCTTGCTATGCTCCTTTTAATAACATACTTACAAACTGCGGCATTGAAGATGCTTATTCAATTTTAAGAGAGATTTTTGATGCAGAACAAGAGCTTCATCACCAAACTCAAGAAGAGAATGCATTTACTTATGATGCAAAAGCACAGCAAGTTGTAGTTGCAGATCAAGCCGGGCTTTTAGATCCAACAAAAGTAACGCGCACAGCTCTTGAAAATGCTGCATCAGTTGCAGGAACAATCCTAACCACTGAATCAGTTATTTTTGAAAAGAAAGACGATAAGAAAAAACAAGAAGATTCGATGATGGGATTTTAAAATAGAGCTTATGCTAAACATCAACAGCGGCGAAGAGTATGCTAACCTACTAGTAAAAACTCTAAAAGAATCACAAAAAGATCTACCGGAGGAATTACTTAAAAAGTGGTGCTGGGAGTTATACACTGCCGCTGTTGATAGTTTTAAAGAGTACTTGGTAGGTAAGAGAGATGATTACCTATTAACTCAAGACGAGTTAGAAGAGTGTTATAACAAAGCTGGAATAAAATACTCAGAAGGAGTTCTCAACTCTTTAATAGATACAGAACATATACAGGCTAGTATAACTCCCGAGGGAGACATTGTGTACTCTGCTACAGAAAAGAGTTCTAAACGTAAAAAAGGAAAGAGAAAATAATTTAACTGAGTTGGACTATAGAAAAGAAGTTCATATATTTAGAAGATGAAAACAGTTGTAATAGGAGACATTCACGGACGGTCTACTTGGAAGTTAATTACACACCTTGAGAACGCAGATAGAGTTATTTTTGTAGGTGATTATTTTGATTCTTTCGATATAAAAACCGAAGAACAACTTAATAATTTTCTCGATATAATTGAGTATAAAAAATCAAGCGGTAAAGAAGTTATAATGTTGATCGGTAATCACGATCATCACTATTTTCCCGAAATAACCGATACCGGTACCTCCGGCTACCAGAGAGTAGGTAAGTATCAAATCGAACCTATTATCGATGCGAATAGAGAACATCTACAGATAGCTTATCAAATGGATGAATTTCTATTTACGCATGCTGGGGTAAGTAGTATTTTTATGGACGAAACATTCGGACTAAATAAATGGAAAGTAGAAACTATTGCTGATCAACTTAACGAAATGTTTAAGCACCGTCCAGGAGTGTTTACATTTAACGGAATTGATGGATACGGAGATGATGAATACCAAACACCTATTTGGATTAGACCTCGTTCGTTGATGAGAGCTAATAAGAATACATTACGTAAACAAGTAATTCAAGTAGTAGGGCATACTCAAGTTAAAAGTTTAGACTTAATTGCAGCCGATAAAACATTCGGTAATAGGTACTACTTAATTGATTGTTTAGGAACAAGCGGAGAATACTTAATTATACAGGACGGAATTGTACTTACTGGACAAACAAGGTAGTTATGAGTTTATTGAGTAGACCAACAAGAGTAGCGATACAAAGATGGATTCGAAGTTTTGATAAGATAACTTATAGCATAAACAACACTCAGCGAGTGGCTGCTACTATTTTTAGAATCTGTGTAAAAGATCCTGCAGCTGAACTTCTTATTATGCCAGTACGTAGTAAGAGAATTGTTAAGCTAGAACATAAAGGAGTTTACCTAGTACTCGAGACTGGAAATTTATCGATTACTAATCATAAGTTTAGTTATCATGTAGAGATTAGCCCTAACTTAACAGAGAAGTTAGTTAAAGTGTTCGATAACCGTCTTGATATTCTTAGAGCAGAACAAGAAAAAGCTATTCTCAATCAAATGGAAATAGGACTAAAAGAAGCATTAAAAACTATAAAAAATAAAAAGAAATGACTCAATTTTATTACTTTACTGCCACGTGGTGCCAACCTTGTCGAACATTTAAGCCTGTTGTACAGGAGGTAGCAGGAGAGCTCGGAATCTCTATGCAGTTTACCGATGTAGATAGTAATTCTGACCTGACCGGAAAGTACGCAATTACATCAGTACCTACTATTGTGGTAGTTCAAAACGGACAACCTATATATAGAAGTACAGGAATAATATCGAAAGCGCAACTTACAAACGCTTTAGGACAATTTAGATAGTCTTAGACTATTTATAATAGTCACGAAGAGGTTGTATATATACTATACAGCCTTTTTTTATTTAAAATCAAAAGTAAACAATGGCAAAAACCCCTATTAATCCGGTCAAAATGCCGGTAACATTTAAGGAATTTTCTAAAGAACCAGTTAAAGCATTGATGTTTATCTGCTTAGTAGCTGTTGGTTATCTATACGTGGACGGGAAAGTAAGTAATAATTCACAAATCAAATCTCAAAACAAAAAAATTGAGATGCTAGAAGCTAAAGTAGATGCACTTACTAATCAGCTCCGCAAATCTGATAGTACAGCTTCAGCTTTAGCTTCTAAAATAAACGTATTACAAGAACTTGGAAAAATTAAATAATATGAGAATATTAGGTTTATTAATATTATTAGCAGGTTGTACTGCACCTCAAATTGAAAATGAAAAGACATATGAAAAAATTGACTCAATTATTCACAACAGTGAAGTTAATATTATCAGAAGTGACAGTGTTAATCGAGAAAGTGAAAAGTCTGTTGCTAAAAAAGTAGATCAAACTGTAAATAAGATAGAGGGGTTAAAGGAAGAGGTCTCTACTTTAAAACAAGAAGTAGAAGCTGCTAAAATGATGGTTAAGACCGTATATAAAGTAGATACAATTTATATTGAGACTAAAAAGAATTTTTGGGGTAAATCAAAAACAAATACTACTATAATATCTGATAGTACTGAGGTTGTGGATTCATTATTAAATAACCTTTAAAATCAAATACTATGAGCTTCATTAAAGATTTATTCAAAGACAATAACGACATTAACGAAAAAAGTGTCGTAGGTTTTATATCATTCGGTATGATGGTAATTGCTTTAGCTGTTGACTTGATTACTGGAGCTTTTGGTAAAGAGTTGCTTATTAATGAGTTTATATTTGACGGGTTTATGGTCATTACCTTAGGTGCTTTCGGTATCGCATCTATCGATAAATGGACCAACAGAAAGACTGAAATAGAGAAGGAGAAAATTGCCGCTGATCAAGAAGGAGAAACTCCAGTAGAATAGTTTCTAAAAAAAGTTGACTTTTCGAAAAAAGTATCCTATCTTTATAATATAACAAAAACAAGTAAACGTTATGAAAAAAGCAATGCTTATCTTCGCAGCCTCTTTGACTTTGGCTGCATGTGGTGGAAGTGCAGAACAACCTTCTACAGATCCTGTAAGTGCAGACTCAACAGTTGTGGCTGACACTACAGCAGTGACAGATTCAGTTGTCTCCGAAGGCGGAAAACCAACTCACGGTCAGCCTATCAAGTAATTGACCCCGGGGATGTCGAGGGAAACGCTCGGAAAGGATACCGTTGAAACTCCTTTTGCTATTTATAAGTAGTTCTTTTATAATACGGGGGTGTTTGGTATTGATTCGTATGAGAAGGTACCACTACATGCAGGCATTTGAGTATACTGCCTTAGAAGATACTAAACAATAAACGCAGAAGAATTATCTTCTTTCACCTTCGAAGATGCTATGGCAT